TACCCTGTGGTGGGTTGAGAACACGTGCTGTAATTTCTTTCAATATCTTACCACCTGACAGATCACCAATATATCTGGTATAATGATGAGCAACAAGTAGATAAGGACGTTCCTCTGCTACCTCATTGATTCTTGCACAATACTTATTACATGCTTCTGATGGATACTGTACATTTTTCCAATCAGAACCATAATAGTATTCAAGATCTCTCTCAATACCGTCTTTACGTTCTAAGCTTTCAGATCTGATTGCTTGAACCATTGGATCTTCTGTCTCTCTAATTCTCTGTTCCATTGTGTCATAGACATAATAGAAGTTAGTCAGTAGTTTACGATACTCTTCATAGTCTACCACACCCCTAAGAAAGGATGCAACGAACTTAGTGTTCTCTGCTGCTGAGTGGGACTCTTTAGTCCCTTCCTTTAATGCTATTGCTAGACTCATTTCTTTATCCTCACTGGTACTTGTATTGTCCATGCTGGTGATGCTAGATCAACCATCTTAAATTCTTTCTTTGCCTTCTCTCTTTTCTTTGCTTCCTTTTCATATGTAGCAGCAGGTTCATCACCAGCAGTTGCCCCATAGTGAGGATCCCATATCTCTGGGTGCTCATGATTCTCAAAGAACTCTAGTATAGTCTGATCAATCATACTGTACATAGTGTCCCATGTCAATGTTCTACGAAGAGTCTCAGCAAGATATTCTGATTGATTAACAGACATCTCTTGCTTAAGATATTCTCCTCTTGCCCATACTAACTCATTCAGATCAATTGTAATTTGTACACGGTTATGTACACCTGTATTAGTATTATATGGTTCCATCAATAAAAACGCTTGGGACTGTAACCTCTATTAAATTCTACTTCAATACTATCAAAGATTCTCATTAATGCACCTGCATATGCTCTGTATCCTGCACCAACATACAGTTGACCTAGAACTACAGATGTTGTTGCAACACCCCAAAAGATGTAATAGAATTTAGATTTCACTTGGTTTCTTGCTTTTGTAATTTTATGTTTTGGCCACGTTGGTGCTGGTGCAATAGGTGGGTCTGGATAACTATTGGTCATATGGATATAATTTCATGGTTATATAATAGCATAAAAAAAGGAGGGTGTCAAGCACCCTCCCGTAAGTTCCGATTGTAGAGACCGCACGAAATGTGTCTCGTCTCTATTTATAATCAGAATACGAACTTAGCACCAATTTTAGCACCGTAGTCACGAACTGTGTCGCCAGAAGCGTCTTCACCGTTAGTAGCACCAGAAAGTTCTCCATAAAGAGCAAGATCTTCGTTGACTCCAACAGAAGCACCAACCTTACCAGAGAATTCTGTCTCTGTGTCGTCAGTAGCGTCTGAATGGTTCAATGTAGGACCACCTTGGATGTAGTAAGCAATTCCACCTTCAGCACCAGCAGTTCCCTCGTAACCAAGATGAACTTCTGTACCAGTTGAAGAATACTCGCCATCAGGATATGAAAGATTGCTTTCTACATTCACATAAGGACCAGCAAAAGCTGCACCAGCGAAGAGGAATGGAGATGCTGCTATTGCAGCGATTGTTGATTTGATTGTCATGTTTGAATTAAAGTGTCTCGCATGGGCATAAAAATAACCCTGCGGATGATAGTAAACCCCCGACATGGGGTACTTTATTACATCAGCACAGGGTACGATAGTTTCGGGCCTGAGTTCTGTAAAGGTATTTATACATTGTATCACCTTATACCTATGCGGTCAACCCCCCTTGTGACAGTTTAAAAAGTTTTGTCAGTTTAACCTAATAAATGCTCCTTCAACAGAAACATCACCAACAGATTTGATCTTCACACCAGCAGTACCATCAACTGTTGCTAAACCAACTGCTTTAAGTGTAGCAGCACCTAGTGCTTCAAGATCCATTGTTCCTGTTGATTTTGCTGAGTAGTTTACCAATGCTGTTTGACTAATATCTTTTTGTGCGTTAGTAATTACCGAACCTAAACCAGATAGTGTTGGAAACTCACCAATACCAGATGTAAAGATTATGTTTCCTGTAGTTGCATTCGTGCTTATATTACCTCTACCTGCTTGAATATTAAATGCACTTAGTCTAGAATCTTTTACTAAAAGAGCACCATTAGCAAGACCTTTAAAATCCATTCTACCAACACCCATTGCTTTTAAATCAAAATCACCTAAACATTTAATATTAAGATGACCTGCTGATACGATATTATGACTTCCACGAGGATCAAAATGTGTAATAGTATCTTCTTTAGTGATGAGTTCTTGCTTAGATGATACAGTGCTAATATTATCTGCTGTTGTCTTTAAAGAACCAGCGTTCATTACTATCTCACCACCACCCTGTGGTCCTGCCTGAAGAACAATCTTTTCCTTTGCCATGAGGGTTAGAACATCACCAGCATCTATAGTGATCTGTCTTCCTTTTATATGTTTCTCACCATGAATTTCCTCAATGTTATTACCATACGAAATCTGTGAAAGTGCTATTTGTTCTTTATCATCAGATTCACCTCCACCCTCAACAGCACTCTTTTCGTTTGAAACATATTCTTGAATACTAGGACCACTCTTAATTAATTGACCACCTTTGGCATTAATTAACATTCTCCCACCACAAACTTTACCACCTGCTTGCGATCCAGTGGTGAATATAATATCACCATTGTTTCTTACGGTAATACCAATTCCAGTAAGTTTACTTACAATATTCAAATCAGTTCCATTTGGACTGTTTAAAGATCCATCTTCCATGACAGTCCAAGACTTACTTGCCATGTGAACCTTAATAGTCCTACTAATTTCTACATCTTCCTTTTCATTTGATTTTGTTGGTTCAAAAGGTTTTTGATCACGTACTATATTTGCCCTAGGAGTAGTGCCAACTGCATTTTTAATAACTTTTCTATCAAAACTATTTGTCATAATTCATCTCCTATGGACAGTCAATGTAAGAACCAGTTCCAATCTTAGCAGAACCAATCTTAACACGTGCCTCTGGTTCTAGGCAAGAGAATGATGGCAAGAAAGTAGCACCATATCCACCACCACCTAATATAGTAACTGTTGGATATGAATCAAAAGTAAGTTCTCTATTTTTAACTCTAACACTGATAACTTGACCATTTTCAACAATTGCTTCTGCAATAGTATCATCACCATCAATATAAACAGTTGGAGCAGATGTGTATTCTCTACCTGGTCTTATCATAGTAAACGAATCAATAATACATTCTTTTGATGCAACCAAAGGAGGATTCAATTTGTGTCCGAAGCCAGGATCAGTAATACGTATCTCACTTAACGATCCTTTGTCATTAAGAAGTCCAATTGCTGCCGTACCAATACCAGCACCAGTTATGAATACAGCAGGTGCTTCTATAAATGGATCGCCAGGATCTTCTATGATAACATCAATAATACCACCATCAGGTCCTGTAATAATATCACCTATTGTTGGTGACATTGGTTTTCTTTCTGGTGGAACTATGGATGTACCATCCTCTGCTGCTAATTTTTCTATTGGTGTAAGTGAATTAGTATCAGATAAAATTAAGACACTTTCTCTTGCACCTGTTCCATTTATAGCAAAAATAAGTGTCTCATCAAACTCTAAATTATCTGAATCTTCATTAATACCAACAACAACAGTTGCAGAATTAGAGTTAATTGCAAATGTACCAGTAAGACTAAAGTTTACAATATCAGATGGTGTGATATTATTACCAAATAATGAATATGATAACACAGTTCCATTTGGAACATTTTGTGTAGTAACAGTATAAATTATAAATTCACCTTCTTTTACAGTTGACCTATCTGCTTCTACTTGATAAGATTTAACCGCTTCAAGTTCTCCGTCTATTGGTGAGACAGGTATAGTAGGAGGTGTAAAGACATCTACATTAGGATTAGATCCTTCGCTAGTAGGATTATCCACTTCTGTTGTTGGTACTGGTTCTCCTTGAGTAGGATCTGGTGGTGTACCTTGTCCTCTAATAACACACCTTGCTACATTTTTATCTGTAACTGCTGTTAAATCTTCTGGTGTGTCTTTATTGATAACAACAAAGAAATCTTCTCTCCCCTCATTTATGTTATCATTAAATGTTCTAACTGTAATAGTTTTTTCTGTTTGTCCAGCAGTAAAACCTAATATTCCACTAGTCTCTTCATAGTCAGTTCCATTCTCTGCTGTACCATTTCTAGTAGAAAAACTTACACTTGATATAACATCAACCTTTCCTGTTCTTGTTACAACAAATTCTGCAATTTCTCCTTCCTTTACAAAAATATCACCAATACTATATGCTACAAATTCACTTGCTGGAACATCTTGAGAACCACCAACGAAAGTAACTTCTGTTCTTGGTATTCTTGTTCCCTCATAAGAATCTTCACAAGTATATTGATTAAAATCTTTAGGGGAATCTTCTAAACTTTCAAGTAAATTATCAAGAAAGTCTTGACGTTTATCTGCTCCACAATCAGTACAAACTTTAGTTGTTTTAGAACATTGCTTACCAGGACCACTACATGTAATACCAAGGATATTTAAAACATAATTAATAGCATCACCAAGAATGTTAAATGGTTTTGCAATTGCACCAAGAAGATCTTGAAGGGGTCCTAAGACCTTACTTAAAAGACTATCCATTAAAGATTGTATCTTATTTAAAATACCATTTACAAACTTATCAACTTGACATGCTGTTTGTTTGTAGATATTGAATAGATAACCAAAAATAATTTCTTCTATAAATTTTGCTAATCTTTCACCAAGATCTGCCATCTCACAACCAACTATTGCTAAATTATCATTGAAGAATTTAGTTACTGGAGATAATGCATTTCCTGTATCTGATGGAAATAACAAAGCATCAGTCAATGCTTTGACTGCTTCTCTTATTTTTTCAATAACAAAACCTTTGACAGAAGCAACAAAAGTTCTTATCAATTGTTTTGCTTTAGTAACATATTTTCTACCAATATCAATAGCATCAGTTAGTTCCCCTGATACCTCTCCTACTAGATAATTCCCTAACTTACCATCATTACGTTGTGTTTCATATAACATCTCAGAAAATAGTCTGAGAAACGTGCTATTCAAATCTGTTTCTTTACCACATTTATCTGCAACTTCTACACACCAATTAATACCTGAAGGATTATTCTGACTATTTTGACTGTATTTTGATTTTAGATAAAGTGTTTCTGCATCACTAATTAATTCACCGTCTTCTGTTTCTCTTTTTTTCCCATCTGCTGCCACACCAGCAGCAGCAGTGTCTAATTCTGTACTATTTTCAAATTGATCAAATTGAACTTTATTCTTATCTTTAACAAATGTAGTAAATGCTTTACATTTATCTTCACCTGGTGTAGGATCTTTATCCTCACCTTCACCTTCCTTAAAGGAATTGGCAACTCTACCAATACTTCCTATAATGACAGGCATATTTTTTTCAGGATCCAAAAAGAATCCTACAACCCATGTACCAGATTCTAATTGATCTGACACAGAAGTAGCACCACCAGGCGTATGTGGATTAGTAACAGGCATGAGAGTTTGTGCCCATCCAAGTTCGTCTGTCTCTACGAGACCACATTCTTTTGGATGTTGTCCAACAATACGTACACGGTATCTACCAGACCCTTTAGGATCTTCAGTAGTACCAGATTCAATTTGTCCTATAAACCAATTAAATCCATCTGTACCAATATTATGTGTTGGATATAAACTACTCAGTACTGAATCAGTCATCGTATACTAAACACTCTGGTTCATCTGGATGTTGGTCACAAAACAATTCAAGTGCATTTGGATCATGGTGATCTCCTGCTTCAATCTCATCGTGATGATGTTGTTCATATTCTATGAGGTCATGTAACTCCTCTTTAGCATGTCTGCGAGCAGCAGGATTTGCTGTTGGATCATCAATGATCTCTTTATCTTTTTTAATGTGGTCTTCTATTGATTTCATGTTTATTTTACCTTAGATTCTTTTAATTTGATACCATAAGAGTCTCTTATTAATTCTAGCACACTATAGACTTGATCGCCTGTAACATGGAATTGATGTGTGACTCTCTTAACCAAAAAAGTTCCACTATTCTCTGGATCCCAAATATCACCGTCTTCTTTTAATACTTCTGCTTGTTGATTAGGCATTCTTAATTCAATACAGTCACCTGCACAGAATTCTAAATGACCAGTAACAGAAATAGTTAACTGTTGGTTAAAAGCAATATTTGCTCTACCAATAGACTGTTGCAAATAAAAAGGTTGATAATCTTTTATTTGATTTTTTGGGTCAGTAGCTGCAGATTCAGTTCCGTTGTACCAGAACTCATCATTCACGACAGAAGAAAGGATCCTAGTTGGAAATTTAGATAGATCGCTGGATCCTTTAGGGAGTTTTGTTTGACTTCCTAAATGCTCCATCTCGTTCCACCTTTCTTCCATAGAATACACAGATTCTTCATACTTACCAGTATTTATGTTGAAATAACAAGAAACGTTACTAAAAGCACCTTCTCTTAATTTTTTCAAAAGATCAATTTCACTATTATATTTGATCTCTTGTATAAGATATGCACTTTCATTATCTCTTTTACCCATAGAGTAATAGAACCAAGTTGATTTATCGTTATTGATTGGTTCTTTAGAAACTAATTTATCAAATGATTTAAAATTAAATCCTCTACGTGTCTGGAAAAATAAATATCCAGCACTTCCTTTCTTATTATTTTTTGTTTTTGGAACTCCTTTAGTACAAAGAGATCTTATAACCGAAAATGGTGATTGCCTTCTAGGTATAAATTTACAAGCATTTTTTGTTTCTTCTACTTCTATTTCTTCATTGGCAATGCTTGTAGATGATGATCCATATAAATTATTTGCTATTAGTCTTTTAACAACATCAGAGATATTTCCACTTTCTCCTTTAGTTAACCTAATACCCTCATTATTCAATCCTTCTGCTGATATAAGACCTAATGTATATACTTGTTTTCTGTCAGCAGTATATCTATTTGCAACTGTCCACACACGATACTCATACGTATAGGTTTCATTAAAAGTATCTTCTACCTCAACCACAACCCTCTCATTACCTTGAATGGGCATACTACTTATGAGATTAGTTGCATTATCAACCAATACCATTCTAGCTTCATATGCAGGATAGAGAATATCCTCCATATGATAATAATGTGTTACTAAATTTGTTATGTTAGCATATGGTTTTGATTCATCAGCAACAGAAAATATTGCAATTGCTTTTGTCTTAAGCGATGACGCATATGGTTTTGTCTCTGCCATGTCTAACGATAATTATAAGGTGAAGAGAAAAATGCATCCAAAGAAGAGTTAGGATTATTACCGATATGGTTCATATCTTCTTCTGGTGTTTCTTGCGAGACATTTGCGTTGTTATTTATTTCTACAATTTTAGATTGTTGCTGTTGGAATTGATTGATTTTATCTACTTGATTTTCAAATGATTGTAGATTAATAAAATTATTCAATCTATCACTTCTATCAGTACGATTCATTGATGTGCTATTGTTAACTACATCCATGTTGCCAGTTAGAGTTCCATCTGCTACTGGTGGTGGATTAATCAATTCATTTAATATCAAACTAACAAGACCTCCTTTAACTGTACCTAAACCCTTCACTGATCTAATAGGTCTTTCAAATGCCTGACGAACAGCAGGAGTAGGACCAGTTTTTACCATATCTGGGGTAAATGCTTTAAAAGGATTCCATCCTTTAATTCCTGTTGCACCAGATCTAAACGCTTTATTAGTTCTAGTAATTTGTTTGGCATCATCTGCCATCAATCCATTCTTACCAAACCAACGAGCAGTATTTTCTCCAGCAACTCTTAAATTTCTTCCTCTGTTCCACCAGTTCTTAGCACCTTCAAATATATTACCAGGACCACCACCAGCATACATGCCACCACCACGGTATCCACCACCACGATATCCACCGCCACCTTCACCTTTTTCGTTTGGTTCTGGTTGTGGTAAAAGTTCTCTTATACTATTAAAGAATCTTGTAAAGATGTTTTGTTGTTTTGATTCTTGAGTTTGTCCTACATTTTTATTAACTTCCATTCTTTGAACAGCAGCACCACCAACATTAATGTCTCTTGTCAATGAATTTATAACTGAATTATCAACACCAAATGCACTCAGAGGAGAAAGAACTGTTTTGAGTGGACCTGAAACATCACCAGCTAACGCTGTCATACCTTTTAAAGCTTTACCTAAAACGTTGAAAGCAACTAAACCACTTGCTTTTACTGGCAATTCAATTGCTTTACCTAGCATTTCTGTTGTATCTTTCAATAATGGTGTGCTACCAATCTTTTCTTCAATAATCTCCTTAAACATACCAGGAACAAATTTATCAAATGATGCTTTGGATTGGTTATTACCTCTAAAAACATTATTTTGAGAAGCATTAATCATAGATGTTCCAGAAGCAAAATTTTGCTGTCTTGTGGCTGGAGTGTCTAAAGGTATTACTGCTTCTCTACCATGTAAAATAGCAGGATATCCACTTTGTGGTCCTTCAACTACACCACCTCTTGCTAGTTCAGGTGCTTTAAATTGTCCAAAATCAAAGTCTCCATCATCAATTCCACCCTCATCTTGTGACTCGTCTGCTAGATCTCTTAGTGCAAATTCTGCATCATCCTCTGCTCTTTTCTGTATGACTTCTCCTTCAAATTGTCTTTTTTCTTCTTTAATTTTTTCTTCTTTCTTATCTGCTTCTTTAGTGTCTGCCGATATCTTATCATCTCTATTTTGTTGTCTTAGAGCATCAATAATATTATCTAATTTTGTTTCTAATGTATCTGTATTTGTCTCCAGTTTTTTGATTGTTCCGAAGACACTTTCTTCTACAGAAAGTAAAACCTCTTCGTTATCATCCATCTGGTCAGTCATGCCCAAAATACTGGCACTCAATGACATAGAAACAGATGTAAAGAATTTACCCAATAAAGGATCCTTAACCTTCATTGGTTGTCCAGATTTTGTATTGAATAATTCTGTTACTTTACCAAGTCCACCTTGATTTTTTATATCAGATCCAGCTGCAATAAATGGAAATGGTTGTCCTACATTTTTAGCAATATTTGCTGCTGGCACACCAATACCAGTTGGTCGTGGAGTGTATGGACTTTTATCACCACTAACAAACGTTTGAGATGTCTGACCCTTAAGAATATTTGGATCACTAAACGAAAAAGGTTTTTTTGCAAATCTATCTCCAAATATCCCCATAGGATTTGGAGTCATTTGATGCTTTAATGCAGCTTTAAAAAATTCACCTCTTTGGAAGTTTGCCTTTACAGGAGAGAATCTATCTGGATGCATTGGTTTTATCCCTTCCTTGGGATCCCCCTCCTTGATGACTCTCATCGTCTCAAGATTCGCTGCTATTAAAGCACCTTCTGCTGCTTGCTTTGCTTCTAATGCACTATCACCAGCTCTTACAATTCCACCGTAAATTGCTCTCGCAATTGATTGCGTTAAATCTCCTTGAAATGTCTTTGTAAGTGCTGCCATTTAATTATGCTAGTGATGCAATTCTATATTGCTCTTTCCAGTCATTATCTACTACACTTCTAGTTATAAGAGTTTTATTAGATTGAGTAGACACTACACTAGTGTTTAAAATATATATTGGTGTTCCAGCACTACTAATTTTATCAAACATATTCTCCATATTTTGACTATCATCTCCCATCTTTTGCACTAATAAATTGTTTCTAAGTGAAGGAGAGAATGATTGATTACCTAAGAGATCTAAATTATGTAAGTCATAAAAATTATCATCATCTGTTCCACTTTTTATTATTGCTGCTTCTGATTGTCTTCTATTGATATTTAAACCATCTTGATCCTGTGATAGATTGAAATCAAGTAAATCAGCAATCTTACTATAATCACCAGTTTTATGAGCATTTTTGATCATTACAGGAAGAGAATTTGGGAATGTTACTTCCTTTCCACGTATCAACCATTTTGATGTAGATCCTTTATGAGCACCACGAAGAGAACCATAGTTAAATGCTAATGATATTAAAGGGGCAGCAACATTAACTGGTAAATCTCTTAACGACAATCCTTGTGCATTCAATTCTCTTTCTGCTATATCATAATGTCTTTGATAATCAACATCCTTCATTGCATATGCTTGTTCCTCAGTTATAGTATCTCCTTTTCTAACATCTCTCATCTCACCAGTTCTAGGATCACGAATTCTAGTAGCACCAAAACCAATAGTCCAAACACCAGTTCCATCATCATATGCATTAAGTTTAATATCTTCATATGCAGCTAACATCTCCATTGATGCTGTTTTCAAGTCAGGATTGACCTTCTTTGTCTTCAACTTTGATTTACTAAACTTTGTATCTACTAATGGTACTATATTTGTTCTCCAAAATGGATATGCTTCAGCACTATTTGGTTTTAAGAAATCTACACTCATATGTGTACCATCAATGCTACCAATATCAGTTATATCATCATCCTCAGTACCCATTCTACCCAATTTATCACCAACTTTTACCTGATCTCCTTCATTAACATAAATGGCATTCTTAGGTATATGAGCATAAAGAGCATCAAACTGTTCACCATTTTTAGGATCTTCACTTCTAACAACAACATAATTTCCATACCCACGCTGTGTGTCTGGATTAAACTGATATCCTATTTCTACTACCTGACCATCAAACAATGCTCTGTTATCAGTTCCTGTTGGTGTAAAATCAACACCTGGTTCTCCACTAGCATCTATGAGTGATTCATTATTTGAATTAATACTAGAACCAGAACCACCTCTATTAAACACTCCTAAAGGATCCCACCAAGCATTTTTTTTACTTTTTTCATCAGATGTTTTATTATTTCCTGTTGATAAAAAAGGTAATCTTAGACCATTAGATGCTATCTTATCAATTGCTTGTATATCTAAATTTTTAGTTTTAACTTTTCCAATATCTGCATTGTATTGGAAAGGAGAACTATTAAAATTATTTAATCCTTCAGAAACCATTAATGATCTTACTTCAGGTTCTGCTCCAGCAGCAGATGCAACATCTAAAGAGACAGAAGTTAAAACAGTTCCAATTCCCATGATCGCATTTTTAAATCCCATTGATATATCATCCATATCCTTTCTTCCCAAAATCAATTCTTTTCCATGTAAAGTTGCAGGTCCCTTACTTGTACTTCCAGTTCCTGAAGCAAAACCTTCTTTTGTAAATTCTCTTTCAATATCCCTTCTAATTAAATAAGCATCAATAGCAAATGAAGAACCAGTTCCAATATAAGGCAAAATAGATGCTAGACCTGATGCTAATTCAAGTGCTGCACCTTCACTGTCTCCTTTAATTAATCTTTCAATAGCAAAAGCTGCACCTACAAAAGCACCAACTACAGGTACTTTCTTTCCAGCAACTTTTGCTATTGTTTTACCACCAAGATCTGCGGAGAAAGAAGTTACTGCTCTTTTTGAACTAGCTTTTAAAGTCTTTTCAACAAATTCCTTTTTAATAATACTTTTAAAAACCTTATCAGCACTTTTTCTACCTAAAGTTTTAGTAATTTGTCTTCTACTACCATCAACTACAGATCTAAGTAATCTTCCCCTTGCTCTTAAGTTTTTTGGAATAAATCTTCTAGAAGTTCTTCTTAGAAGTTTTTTACCTGCTGTTGCTAAACTTCTTCTCACTAAAAATCCCAAGAGAGAACCACTCAAATATGAAGATGCTGCAACTGCCTCTAATAATGCTTGAGAACCAAACATTTTCTTTTGATCAAATATTTCTTGTGATTCGTTCTCTGCTTTTAATTTTTCTAAGTTCTTTTCCTCAACATCCTTATTAGTTCCTAATACATCTAAAAGTTTATCAAATTTATCTTCTAATATTTGATTTTGATTTACAATAAGTTCTTGAGTATCTCCAATTCCAGCAGCAATAGTGGTTATTGCAGCATTTGTTCTATCAACTGATGCTTCTAAGTTAAATAATCTTGCTTCTATTTTTGAACCAAATAACTTAGTTACTTGTTGTCTTAATCTATCATCTACTACAGGAATAGACTCTGGATCCAATACTTGCTTTTCTTCTAAATTTTTAGCAGCTTTTTTTACTCTAGGATCACTTTCACGTTCTTTTCTGTCATCCATCATCTCTTTCACACGATCAAATACCTTACCAGCGATAAAACTGGATAAGTCACCTGATGCTGTTTTTGTGAGATTTGCCACTATTTTGCCTTTGCTTGTTCTTGTTTTTGCTTAAGTTCTTCAAGATATTGCATGAGAAATGTTGTATAAACTTCCCTTTCAAATGGGATCATATTCTCAACTTCAGTCAAGCTGTATTTATGGTACTGCATGAGAGCAAAATTCATTCTATAGTACCCCTCCAAGTTATTTTGAAAGAGTGCTATGCGAAAAAACTCTGTAATCCCTCAATCGTGTACTCAGATTCCTTGCCAGTATTAGGATTTACTACCACAAAGGTATGACTTAGTTTGGGACAGGTAAGGTAAAACTGTTGAATTGACTCAAACTGTTTAGTTGTTAAACCATCAACAAACGAACGGAACTCTTTTTTAGTTGTTGTTGAAGAATCATAAACTTCCTCATCATCAAATATTTGATCAATTGAATCTGCAATGAAATCATATACATCTTCAGTATTCATATCCTTTTGCAGAAACTCCCTATCAATAAATTGTTTCATACTGGGATATTTCATAATTATACCAGAGGATTCTGAAAGCATAACTTTTTGATCATGACCTTCTGGTTTGAAAACTTGTACATCATTAATATTAATTTGTGCTTCTACCTCAGTTTTATTGTCATCAAGACAAGTAACATTGAGATTAACAATTTCACCAATAGATGCTGCTCTAATTTTCAAAAAAATGTATTCTAAGTCAAAACTAGGTAACTGTTCCACCTTAATTCGTGAAATAACGCAATTTTTGATTAAATCCTTAACTGCTCCAATTACTTGTTTTTCGTCTTTTGATTCCAGTGCCATCAAAAGCACCTTTTCCTCTTTTACAAGAAATGGACGATATTTAATAGTTTTTCCTGTAGAGGGTAATTCAAGTTCATATGTGGGATACCCAATTTTCGGTAATGCCATAAAAATAATTTCAAGTCGTATATTTATATATAGCGACTTTTTAAGGCAAAAATGTGCCGAGAAAATTTTCCCCCTTTTATGGAACTGAAAAAGTCATTTTGCTACCCAACACTAGAGCTAGGAAGACTTAAATTACCGCCAGAGTCTATAAAATTCTGACTAAGAAGGCGTTTCTGTCCATACAGAACAGTGTGTCTTGTGTAGTAGAAACTTGCGGTTACTCTACTTAACTGTGAACTACCATATGCAAGTGGAACAGCATCAATTGAATATGGATAGCAATTTTCTAAGATGTATGTAATAGGTACTCTACCAGAAGATGAATTCTTATTTGGTTCAGTCTTCATAATTTTTAAATTACAGACATATTCATCAGGAAACTTCAATCTATTTGTACGATTTCGTGGTCTAGGTGTACTGCCTAATGCTGCTTCCATAGTACCATCATATACATCTTCAGATGTTTTATTTTCTCCGTACATAAAATCATACCATGAAGTGAGGAATTTTAGTGGTATTTGTTCTGCATCACACATAAAACCCAAACCCAAGTCAGTATATGTTCTTGTGTGTGGGTAATTTATCAAACCTTCACCAAGATACCTACCTATGACTGTACCAGTAGTAGAAACAACGTTTGGTAACTGTGCTTCATCACACATCATATTAACAACGTTCCTAGCATCATCAGTATAAAATTCTTCTACAAAACCCTTGGGATTGTTGTTTACACTAAAATCAAACTCAAGATCATAACCAGTAGTAAGGGACATTCCTCCCCTACTACCAATTTTATGCATGAATTCATTTAATCTTGTTACTCTTTCCACTCTAAATAGATAAGTGATTTCCTATATTATATATGGCATACTCTGGATCCTATAAACCAAAGAATCCTAAAAAGTACCGTGGCAATCCCACACGTATCATTTATAGATCGTTGTGGGAACGAAAATATATGATATATTGTGACACAACTCCCTCTATTTTAGAGTGGGGAAGTGAAGAAGTTATCATACCATACCGTTCACCTCTAGATGGTAAATCACATAGGTACTATCCTGACTTTTATATCAAGGTACGTGAAAAAAGCGGAAAAATATCTAAATACATAGTTGAAATCAAACCAAAGAAACAAACTAAACCCCCTTATGGTCAAGATAAAAGAACCAAAGCCTATAGAAACGCTGTTCTAACCTTCGCTAAAAATAAAGCAAAATGGAATGCTGCTGAGAACTACTGTGAAGATAGGCAAATGAAATTTTTAATACTTACAGAAGATCACTTAGCAGTATAGGAGAAAAATGGATAGCTATTATGGCTTTTATGACATTCAAAGACCAACAATTGTTGAAGATACAGGTTACGAAACCATCTTTGAAAAAGTCAAAGCAAGAGCAAAAGGAGAAAAACACACTTGGTTGTGGTATAAAAACACCGTAAAGACTGAAGCATTTCAATACCTCAAAGAACCAGGCAGACTAATCCAAGAAGAATTAACAGAGAGACAAGGATCAGAAGTACAACAAGATAAAAATGAATTGAGAAATTATCCTGTAGTAGGACATTTATATCTTTTTGAATACATAGCAAAAGGAAGAAAGAAAATACCATATTATGATTCATTTCCCCTTGTTTACGTAGTAAAGGCAAACAGAGGAGAATTTTGGGGTGCTAACCTACATTATCTGTCACCAAAAAGAAGAGTGTGGTGTATTAAAAGGTTAATGGATGGAAGATTAGACATTCCTCGCAACTGCTTTCATAAATACCTCAATAGTGCTATTGATGGATATCTCTTAGATTTAGCATCTGATGAATGGGCAACAGCAATACTGTTACCTGTAGAAAACTTTGTTAGAAACGTGAAAGGTAAAGCAGGTCGTATGTCTTATACCAAAGAAATGGTATGGGAAGAAACAGCAACTGGTGCTTACGATAGAATCAGAGACAAGAGAATCATTCATGGTTATGGTAGTTCTTCCAGTAGAGAAATGGCAAAAGGATCCTAATGACTAAAGCTTCAGATAAACAATGGGTAAGAGATGTAAATGATCCAGCAGGAGCTTACAGCAAAACTGGTGAAGGGATAACATATCCTGATGGAGTTAGTCAGAGTACACTTAAAAGTGGAAGTTATTGGCAAGACAGCGTATCAGGATATTGGGTAATTTACACAGGTGCATCAGAATCAGGACTAGTCAGGGAAGGTTATCGTGTCTTTAGTAAGAAAACAGATCTAGAAAAACAAGTTCAATACATTAAAGCTAAAAATCCAATTAATTTAAGTGAAGGAAGTATTGCAATTGAAATACCAGAAGGGGATAGAAAAAAATGGCAAATAGGTCCACTCCAAGGTGCTTCAGTAAAAACAATATCGTCACTTAGATATCCAAGTGATGCACTAATTGACGATAGCAATGACTATGTGTACTTTCAGTTTGGTAAATACATACCACCATTTAGTCGGCAAAATACTGATATAGCTAATGAATTTCAGGGAAGAAACAGAAGTGTGCAATACAATAAGTATCAAGCATCAACACAATTAAAACCTAAAGCGATAACGGTGAAGGAGGGACAACTAACAAAATTTTATCAAGGTATAATTTTACCCATGCCTCAAGATTTAGGTAATGACATTCAACAAACATGGAACGGTAAACAATTTAGTTCTCTTGGTAGAGCAGCGATTGCTGGTGCTGCTGGTGGTGATATATCAAGAGTTGGAGACAGACTAACTGATATGCAAGGTAATGTTAATGCAATTGTTGCTAGTTTACAAACTCAATTGTTGAATAAACTACCTGGCGTTGGTGGTAACTTAGATATTGGAGATATTACTGGGTCAACACAAGGTATAGTTTTAAATCCCAATGCAGAAATCTTATATGACTCACCTGAATTAAGAGAGATTGGTTTTACATATAAATTAGTACCTAGAAATGCAGAAGAGGGAGAAATTATTAGAGAGATTGTAAAAGCATTTAGACTTGCTTCTTTACCTCAATGGGGTGGATCTGAAAACGGAGAATCATTTGACTTAACATCAAACGATAAGAAAACTATCAACGCAGGTTCAGGATCAGGTAAGTTTACAGATGGTGATAGTAGAGAAGAAGAAAGTTTTAATTTCTTTTCACAAGAAAACTTTATGAGAGTTCCCTACCTTTGTAAATTTAGTTTTATGAAAGGTGGCAATGTAAATAGAAACATGCAACAATTTAAACCATGTGCAATTAGAAAGGTTTCTATTAACTACACATCTGATGGAACATATGCTACATATAGAGATGGAACACCAGTTGCAACAGAACTTACTCTAAATTTCCTAGAGAGTAAAATTTTATTCCGAAGCGATGTAGACGCAGGTTATTAAATGTATTTTTCCCTTTTACCAGATATTAAATACGATACTAAACCAATTAAGTATCCATTTTCTGAATCAGATTTTGTAACAGCAAAGAATTTCTTCCGAAGATATACTATCAGTGAAGATGCATTTGGATATGCTACATTTTACAATAAATATTCTGTTAATGAAGGAGTAAGTATAGAACAAATTGCTGCTGAATACTATGGTAATGCTTTTTATGATTGGGTTATTATATTAACCAACAACTTCATCAATCCATTGTTTGCATTTCCTCTAGACAATTACACACTAGGCAAATACATTGAAGAAAAGTATGGTTTAAATGATCAAGGAGATAGCATTGCATACTCAAAAGTCCACCACTACGAGACAATTGAAACAAAGTCTGGTAGAAAAGTGGACGGTATAGATGTTGTTGTATTGAAAGGTGGTTTAAAAGTTGATAAAAATTTCTATGAATCTCCTTTTAAATACTCAGATGGTAGTCAAACTATTACTGTTGCTGGTAACATAGTATCAAAACCAGTAACAGCATATGAATATGAAATCAATGAGAATGAAAAGAAAAGAGAAATTTATATCCTAAAGAAAAGTTTCTTCGTTCCTTTCATAGAAGAATTTAAAACAAGAAATCTTTATTCAAAAAAGTCTACTGGATTTATATCCAATAGACTTAAAGAAACTACTTCTTCTTACTAAAAACTTTTTTACCAAAAAATTTGCGAGAAAAATTTTTGCAGATTCATAGATTCTATTTTTTGAATTTGATCAGCAATCCTTGGACATTTCTTGTGCCATGTTACCACCGATCTCTGCACCTTGGTTGCCACCAAACATTGCTATCCAACCAGCAGCTAACCATCCTACGAATGGTATGCCTGATACAGCAGGTGCAGCAGCAGCACCAACACTAGTTCCTACAAGTCTTCCCGACTGTTCGCCACCACCTACCGCCTTTATACACGCTTCGGTTTTGGCAATTGACTTTCCCTCTGCGTCAGCAGTTCCTCCTGTAATTGCAAGTGCTGATGGATCTATCCATGATCTATAGTTAGAAACTGGACCGCCTTGGTTAGTACTACCATCCATAACATACTCTTCAACAACTTTGGTTGTGTTGTTTGCGAGTCCTAAGAAACCACCCTTCTTCTTGATGTCCTTTGTGATATACATTGTCTTAGGATCGTTTGCTTTGTAAGCAATTTTATATCCATCTTCAGTTACCTCTGCCTGATAGGTAGTATAGTCACCTGAAGGTATATTTAAATCAGGCAACCTACTAGTATTTCTAGTAGCAAGCATACCAATCATTCCTATGTGAGAGATACCAAGAATTCCACCCACTCCAAGGGCAAACCATTTTGATAAATTAGTTTTTTCCATAATTTAACCTTTATTTATTCATGACGTTCTTCAGAAGAATATAGTTCTTTTTCCTCTAAAATGTTAGGATATATTCTTTTATCATCAGATTCGTATGGTGGCACGACTGATGTAATAAAAGTATTTATATCAGGAGGTGAGGATCCACTGATAATTGAACAACCAGCAGCAATACCAACTGACATGGTTGTTGCAACCAACAACGCTTCTGTCACTTTAAAAAGTCTTACAATCACTGATCTTTTAATTACTAATCCAATTATACAATAAAAAGGGGGTGAGTGGACACCCCCTGTGACAGTTTAATAACTGTCATCTTTTACTTGCCGATCCTGTCAACAGCAGCACGAGACTTCTCAAGAATATCACCTTTAAGAGGAACGAATCCTAGTGTAGGTGCTTTATCCTGATACTCATCACTAAGTAGTCTGCTTAATGCAGTCCTAACTGGTTTAGCATTTCTACCATTACCATTCTCATATGCAAGTATCCAAGTCAATGTAGCAATAGGATATGCTCCCTTTGCAGTTGGGTTTGGATTCTTACCTGCTAGATTCTCATCTAACTCAATACCATTAAGTGCTAATGCACCTGCCTCAACAGATGGTTTCAAGAACTCACCAGATAGATTCTGCAATGCAGCAGCTCTAACATTCTCATCAA